CTTGGGTGGCTTTTTGCCACCCTTGTTTCAACTAACTATTGACTACGAAATTCTACCCTCCTACCATTGATATATAAATAGGCTATATAAATAGGGGATATCAATGTTACAAGAAATTCAAGAAATATTTGATATTGTAAAACAGAATAATAGCCTTGATGCTTTGGAAGTCGGTTACGATCTTGCCGCAAGCGCATTCGGGAAAGAAGAAACACACGATGATGGTATCGTTGTGGCTAAATATGTGCGTGACAAGATTGAAAGAATTATCGTGCCGGATATCGAAGATGAAGTTGCTCGTGTTCGTGAAGTATGGGGTATCATGGATACTTTGCGTGATAACGTGCAAGTGACAAAAGAAACAGACCTTTATTTGCGGATTCTTCTTCTGTTAGCGCAGAACAGGGATTTTGATAGTTATCTTTTGTATCTTGAAAAGAATAGGTTACATAGGGATAGATTTTATCTGCCGAAAAGGAAACAATTTATAAAGCATGGACTTATACAAGGTTATCAAGATGCGATAGATAAGAAATTAAAAATATTGTGTATATCCATGCCACCTGGAACAGGAAAAACAACTTGTGAGAAATTCTTCAACTCTGCTGTTATCGGTTGGAACACAAGGGAGTTTAATCTGTTCTTTTCGCATTCGTCAGATATTACCCGTATGTATTATGACGGTGTGTTAGATATATGCACGAACGATCAGGAATATACATGGCAAGAGATATTTGCCGGAGAAAGCATAACAAATACAAATGCAAAGATGGGACAATTCAATGTAGGCAAATATAAACCATTTCCGTCTTTACAGACTACTTCAAAAGGTGCAGAGAACGCCGGTAAAGTCCGTTGTAACGGATATATGCTTATTGACGATTTGATCGGTACTCAAGAAGAAGCGTTGAATATAAAAATCTTGGATAAGATATGGGCAAACACGTATTCAGTAGATATCTTGCAGAGAATGTTAGAAGGGTGCATACAGATAATTCAAATGACAAGGTGGAGTGTCCATGATGTTATTGGCAGACTGCAAAGATTGCACTCTGGAAATCCGCTAATGCGGTTTATCGCTATCCCAGACATTGATCCTGATACGGGAGAAAGCAATTTCGATTATGAAATCGGCGGTTTTTCTGTTGAGTTTTTCAAGTCAATCGCGATGGCGATGGACGATATATCGTATAGGGCATTATACAAAAATCAGCCTATCGAACGCGAAGGACTTTTGTATCACGAAGAAGATTTACGGCGGTATTTGTCACTTCCAGAAAAACAGCCGGACGCAATCTTATCTATATGTGATGTAAAGGGCAAAGGAACAGACTTTATGTTTCTTCCTGTTATGTATCAGTACGGCGAAGATTATTACCTTGCAGATTGTGTATGCGATGATAATTCAGACTATGAGTTACAATACGCAAAACTGACGGATGTTCTTGTCAGAAATGGTGTACAGGCGTGTGAATTTGAAAGCAATGCCGGTGGCGATAGAGTTGCGGTGGAGATTGAAAAGAGAATAAGGGAACAAGGCGGTAGTTGTACGATAACCACGAAACCGACAGAAACGAACAAGGAAACAAGAATCATTGTCAACTCTGAATGGGTAAAGCGCAGAGTGTTGTTCCGTGACAAGTCGCTTTATTCACCGAAAGATGATTATGGAATCATGATGAATTGGTTGCTTTGTTATTCGACAGTTGGAAAGAACAATCATGATGATGTGCCGGATGGTCTGGCAAACTTTAGATTATATGTCGATGGAATGCGACCGAAGTTAGCAACGATAGAAGCAGTATTTAATCCGTTTAGGTCAAGGGGAGTTTACGCAGTATGAATGTGAAAGAATTAGAAAGAGTGTATTGGATGAATAAACATATTCAGGACAGAGTTGATAGGTTAGATAATCTAAGATGCTCTGTAGGCAATTCTGCGGTTAGATATGACGGCGATCCTGTTCAATCAAGTAATGGTCAGGACAGATTAGAAAGAATGATCGCAGAAATCGTTGATCTTGAAAATGAGATTGACGAAATGGTTGATCGCTATGCCAGATTGAAAAAGCGTGTAATCGGTCATATTGACAGGTTGCCGAACGAAAGAAGCCGGGATGTTATGTATAACAGATACATTCTCTTTATGTCTTTTGGTGAAATATCTAAAGATTTGAATGTTGATAAAAGATGGATCAAGAGAGTTCATGAAAGAGCATTAAAAGAATACAAAGAAATTGAATTGAAAAGCACTCAGTCTACAAAATGTTGTAGTAATTATTGACAACCACCACTAAATGTGGTATTATGTTATGTGAGAAAATAGATAGTTTACCCAATACATTCTTCATTTTCTTATTTCTTTCGATTTAAGGCGCGATTGTTCCCCGTCGCGCCTTTTTGCGTGGAGAAAAACATAGCATGAACTCAATGACTTTTCAAGATATCGTCAAAGGACGATATGGCCGGAAAATTGCATATACAGATGTTGAACGTATTACAGCCGATAATGTTGTCAAGGTTTTAGGCAATGCTATCGGCATTTTTAATTTCAACAAAGTTGCAATCAAATATCTTTGGGATTATAAGAACGGCGATCAGCCATCGCTTTATCGGACAAAGACTATCCGTGATGATGTGTGCAACAAAGTTGTTGAAAATCACGCATGGGAAATCGTGCGGTTTAAGACAGGGCAGACTTACGGCGAACCTATCATGTATAACAGTTTGTCGAAAGAAGAGAAAATCAATAAGGCTGTTGATAGGTTTAACGGATATTTGCGTTCAGCCGGAAAAGCGGCAAAAGATATTTCGATGGGCGAGTGGCAGAGTGCTACGGGAGCAGGATTTGAAGCGGTGCAACTTCGTGAAGATGGCGCAGAACTTCCTTTCCGTATCGTTGTTCCGTCACCGATGAACACGTTTGTTATTTATCAAAGGCAGACACAAGAGCCGATAATGTCGGTTCAGGAATTGAAAGATGAAGAAGGGAACGTATATTATCAATGCTTTACTAAAACACATGAGTATCGCATTCAGAACAGCGGTCTTTTACCACTTTCAATGACAGGTGATAATACTCCTGTCTATGAGAGATTACATACATTTGGCGAAATTCCTATTGTGGAATATCCAAACAATCAGGATAGGTTGTCTGATATTGAGATAGTGATTACACTTCTCGATGCCATTGATAACTACCAATCTCAGCGTGTCGATTCCGTGGAGCAGTTTGTCAATAGTTTTATTAAATTTGTCAACTGCGATATTGACGAAGAAACCTTCAAAAAGATGAAGATGCGTGGTGCGTTTGTGGTCAAATCAAACAACGGCTCAGATAACAAAGCCGATGTTGACATTATGACACAGGAACTCAATCAGACGCAGACACAAGTTGCGAAAGAAGATTTGTGGGATAGCGCACTTGACATTTTGGCAATTCCGAACCGACAAGAAAGCGGTGGCGGTGATCGTGCCGGAGCGACATATCTCAGAAATGGTTGGGATCATGCAAAACAGGCGGCGCGAATTAAAGATGCCTATGTGATGGAAAGCGAATATCGGTTATCCACTTGTATCAGAAATGCAATTCGTGTAAGAAAAGGCGAAAAAGAATTACCTATCACGATTGCAGACTATGAACCTGTTATCAATCATTCGCCTACTGACAATATGCAAGTTAAGGCGCAGACCTATCAAATGTTGGTACAAAACGGAATAGCACCTTTGGTAGCAATCCGCACAACTGGTCTGTGGAATGATCCTGAGAAGGTTTATATGTTGTCAAAACCTTACCTGGATAACCTTTACAAAACAATAGATGATGCGATTGAACAGCAAGGCTTACAAGATCAGGTCGCAAAAGCAGAAGAGTTGATAGCAAATGGCACTTCAAAAGAAGGACGAACTGAACAATCTAATAGCGATTCCGTATGAAACATACTTCGGTGAGATGGGTTTATCTCAAAGGGAAATTGAAAGACGGATTGCATTAGCAGACTTTCTTGATGATGTGTTTATCATGTTATTTACACTTATCGAAGCAGAAAAAGCGGTTTCTATGCCGTTTGATGCTGAATGGTTTGCTGTATATATCGAATTGCATTACAAAGATGTTTTAGATGATTTTGGAATTGACTATATCGAAAAATATCCGTGGTTGAATACACATATAACACAGATGGCAGATGAAGTTATTTCGCAAAATCAGAAACATCCAGAAGATAAATGGAACACTTCGGAAGATCGGGCGATGGTCATAGCTGAAAACGAAGTGAATACCATTTGTGAATATACAGAGTTTCAAGATGCCGTGGATTCTGGCAAGACAAGAAAAACATGGAACACAATGCTCGATAACAAAG